ACCCTTATGTAAATATTCTGGAACCTCTTCCTTAGTATCTTTACCATAAGTACCTTCTATAGTTAAATGATTTTCTTTTACCACAATATTTAAATCATTCTTACTAAATCCTGATAGAGCAAACTCAATCAAGAAAGTTTCTTCATTTTCTTTAATAATATCATAAGGTGGATAGTTTACATCTGACCCTCTTATATTATTCATTACATCAAACAATCTATCAAAGCCAATAGCTTGTCGTGCAAATGTATCTACTTCAAAATTAACCATATTTATCTCCTTGTTAAGCAAGTTAAAAACGAGTCCATTTCTGGCACTCATGGTGTAATTATACACTACCTAAATATAAAAGTCAAGAACTATTTATATTAAATATCTACTAATTCACAAGAACCTGCTGTACAAGCTAACTCTTGTGAACCTTTTGTTGTATCTTCTTTTTCAAATTTACTAAGCTCAGACCAATTAATATTCTTAGGCATCTTAGAAGCAAGCTCTTCATATTTAGCTTTATCTATATCTTGATAAGGTGCTTGTTGATATGTATGGTCAGAGAAAGGTAAGAATGATATACCAGATAAGGCATCAAAGTTATCCCAACACCAGTTACCTACGTTAATCCATTCATGTTCTTTAACTGATATAGTTACTGATGGTTTATGTTCACACCAATGTTCTGCATAACACTTCCATATCTCTAGCTGTTCTATAGCTGTCATATCATCTCTGAATACAGCATTAGAATCTGCTTTCATAGGAAAAGAAAACACAGCATTATGTGGATTCATAACATCATCTTCACAAGGTATACCCTGGTCTTTCATAAACTCTGTTAGAGGGTCTTTCTTATCTCCTCTTACTGTTCTAATATAGTAAGGGTTATGTCTAGCATGAATACCACTAGCACTATCTACCAACTGACTAACTGTACCTGAAGGTTTAACACAAGTAATAGCTGTTGATTGTGGTATACCTAGCTTCTCTGACCACTCTTTGTTTACTGACACAGCTTTTTGTCTCATGTCTTGTAGTGTTTCTGGTAAAGTAGTTCTTCTTCTAGATAGTATACTATTATCCATAATACCTGTTAATGATACACCAAGTAATCTTTCTTCTTCTGTATTATCTTTCCATCTCTTTCTAAGATAACCAAAGTTAGTAAGTGTAGCTTGTATTGTGCCTAGTATAGTAGCTACTTCTATCTTATCTTTTAAAGTTTCTACTGTATCATTAGGTCTACATACTACCTCAGTTAAGTTACAGAATTGATTAGGTCTAAGTATAATCTCACTACAAGGATTAGTACCAAATGCATAGTCTGATTTACGTCTACCATTTTCTTTAGCTTTTGCTTGAGCAGATACTCTACTAAAGATACCACGTTCACCTGACTTACTTTCATATAATGCTAACCATTCTTTCATAAAGATACCTGCATCAGGTTTCTCTGTATAGGCTACTGAGTTATTAGCTAATGCTCTCTCAGGATTTGTCTCCCACCAAGCACCAGACTTGGCAACCCTTAATCTCTGGTCTGATAAATTAGACAGAGATATAAGAGCTGACCTACGCACACCACCAACAACCACAACTTCACCTGTTTTACATACAATATCGTGACACTCCATAGAAGATAACTTTCTACCTTTGGCTTCTTTAAATTTATTAATAGTAAAATCAAATAGATTAACTAAAGGTTGAGGACCACTAGCTCTACCACCAAAGGTATTTAACCTAGCACCTGCAGGTCTTACTTTGTTTATATCTATCTTAGGTATTCTGCATGTATATAAGTAAGATATTAAATCTCTAAATGCTCTAGCCCATCCTTCTTTAGAATCAGCTACAGATATTACATCTTCTGTTTGTTCAAACTCTCTATCAGGTATAGTAGGTAATTGATTAACACCTTCTCTCTCAACAGAGAAACCTACACCTGTACCATTCATAAGTATATAAAGTATCTCATCAAAAGAACGAGGACTATCTATAGGAGTATAAGAACAATTATATCCTGATATATTTTCTCTTTCTAATGCAGGACCTGCTGTCATTAATGCTCTCATAGAAGGCATAACTTGTAATGATATAATACTATCTTCTATTCTTCTCCATACTTCTGAAGGTAAGACAACACCTAGATTTTTATCTAAATGTCCTTGAAAGAAGTTACTAAATCTAGATACTGTTTCAATCCAACTCTCTCTTCTGTTATCTTCTTGTAACCAACGTGCATATCTAGACGCATGTATAAACGTCTGATATTCTGTAGGTAAATAGTTATTCCCTGCCATAATCTTTCTCCAATATTAATTCACAATAATGTATTACTTTCTCAATGTCTCTTGCACCTTCACCTTTTCTTCTGTGTCTTGTAATATACTTTACTACATTACCTTCAAGAAAAGTAAGGTTATTTTCTACAATATAATCAACAGGTTGTATCTTACATGTTTTGTAATGGTCACCACCTACCTGTCTATCTGTAGCTATAATAGCTTCTTTCTTTATATTTGTTTTCTTAAAATCTTTTTTAGTCTTTACTGTTTCTGCAATAGCATCATCCATCATTCCCATATTTATTCCCCTATAATCTTGTTAAAAAGTATGCAATTAAAATAATAAACATACCTAAAATTAATCCTATTATAAAAAATGTTAATAAATCAAAGAACATATTATAACATCTTTTTTATTCTTTGTCTAACATATTTTAAATCAGGTGAGTGAATAACTTTGTATGCAAAACTTCTTGTGTATGAAGGACTCATTCCTGCATGGTCACATATCTGTTCAAAGTTATCACATGTTACACCAACACTACAAAAGAACCAAGCTATAGCTCTATCTTTGTTTACTTTACTCTTATCATTAGTAGCATCTAACAATGCTTGTAATATAACAGATAAAAATAAACCACGTTCAGGAGCTTCATGTTTCTTATGCTCTACATCTATAAATATGTCTATCTTATTTTTCATTTTCCATTATCTTATCTAACATCTCTATTGAATCTTGTGCTTCAGATGCTTTATGTGTTAGCTCAATAATATCTTCTATAATTTTAGGATGTTCTCCTACACCTACAGGATTACCTGTATGTAATTTAATATTAGCTATTGCCTTATCTCTTTCTGAAACATAATGTCCTCTTACTGCATCATAAATAAATGTCTTCATATTTTTTCCTTTATTAATTAAGTGTATTTTTTCCATGTCTATACATGGGATTATTTTTACCTTTAAAAGTTCCTTCTTTTATTACTTTTTTTACATGCTCTTTCATTCTTTCTGAATGTTTATTATAATCAAAAAGAGTATAAGCATGTTTAGTATTTTGTTGAGGAGTAACCCATTCTAAATTACTTACCAAATTATTATGTATATTTCCATCAATGTGATTTACCTGATGATTTAATATACCAAACTGTATTTGAAAATGTTTAGGTATAGTATGCCACCAATCATATTTATCATATAAATCAAAAGGTATAAAGTTTATAGCTACTACTCTATGCTCTCTTATATTATAATTTTTTTTACTCTTAGCTTGATTGTTTGTATAACCATCTAATGAAATACCATATTTAATATATCCTTTATTATTAGGTTTATTAACATCTTTTTCGTGACTTCTTTTTCTTATTTTATTTATCTTTAAACTTTTTAATCTACCATGATTACTAATCTCATAGCCTTTTGCTTTAAAAAGACTACCATCTTTAGTAATATATAATGGTTTAAATATTTCTTGCATCATATTTTCCTTTACCATTCTAAATTTTCTTGAACCCTAGGTTCTTTTGAAACTTGCGTAAGATATGTTGTACCTCTTTCATACTTAAATGCACGAAGCCCTTTACCATTGTTAGCATCAGACCAACACTCCCTCTTATGAGCACAAAAAACACAACCAATAGCAAGCTTACGATTACCAGAAGCACCTTCAGGAATATCACTATAACATCTATCAGGAGGTGTTGTGCTTTCCAACGCACCTTTGAGATATTTAATTCTTTCTTTTGCATCTATCATCTCCAAATCATGTACTCTTGTTAAGGCAAGGTTGCCATGTTGTTTATCTATAGCTAAGAAGTATGCTTCTTTAATATCATTACCTGCAGAGTATGCAGATATTTGTGCTATGTATCCAAAAGGGTCATCATTAACTAAGTTATTATTAGCAAATTTTTTAAATGAATAACCACTAGCACTCTTACAATCTACTAACTCACCATCTATCTTACAGTCTTGATGTCCTTTAATACCTTCTACCTGTACTTGTTTCTGTTCTTCAGTAACAGTATGACCAGATGCTCTAGACAATAGTATAAGTAAGTCTTCAAGTATATGACCATATAAAAATTTAATTCTAGTAGCAGAAGATATAGGTCTTGCTTCTGAACTAGAGTGTTTATCATACCATAACTGTCTAGTAGGTTTACCTATAGCTGATAAAGATAATCTTCTTTGCTTTCTAGGTTGTTCATTTAAAACAGTTTTAATATTATTAGTTACGTTCTTTGTAAATTCTTTTAGATGTTTATCTAATTCTTTTTCATCTATATTATTCGTAACCATAGGGTCAAACAAATTATATATATCCTCCACTAATGTGTCTATTGTTTTCATATCTAATATAGTGCCCTGCAATAAATACAAGGCACTACCCTTTCTAGGTTAGAGATTAACTAGCAAAAGAAACTTCTGAGTCAGCTTCTTTAGATACAAAACCATCTTCAACTACACCAAATGCTTCGTCAGCATCTGCATCAGTATTATAAGGTACTAAGTTTGTTACTTGTATTGCTCTTAAATCAGCAGATACACCAGACTTACCACCAAACTCCCACTCATATGTAGAGTATAGTACA